TATTGTTTGTACCCCATGTTTCAACAGAAGGTAATGTAACTTTTCCAAAATTGGTTATTCCAGAATAGCTTAATCCACCTGCAGACATTTATTGTATTTATTATTAATCTTTTTATTTTCTATAAATACAATAAAATATTGCCATCAAAATAACAGCACATATTATTGACAACAATGTAATTATTCCAATATTATAATTTTTAGAATTGTTTTCATATTTTTCAACAACTTTAGATTCTGGTTTTTTGATAAGATCTAGTAATGTTGGAGTTATTAATAAATTATCCATAAATCTACCTTTTAAAGCACAACTAGACAAGCAATCATCTATATTATCATATTTTAAGCCATTATTAAAAATATTTTCAGAGTTACTGTAAGGTATACACCTAAAATTATTACAAGTAAAAGTTAAATCAGGTTTATCAAAAACATATATTGGACTAATTATGGATCTTTGCCAATTTGTAGTATTTGGTTGATAATTTTTCTCAAAAGTTACATATGTAGAATCAAGACTTGCATTTTCCCAAATGTACAATGGCTTAGTTCCTATAATAGGGCCAACATAAGCTGAAAAATAAGTTTGAGTTTTATCAAACTTTGTATTGTATAAATCATATACAATATGTAGTTTTCCAGCAGCATTTGAATTTTTAGAACTTCTAATAACCCCTATTAATTGCATTCCATATGGTATTGGTCTTATTATTGAATTTACAGCAAAAAAACTAAAATCTAATTTAAATGAATCATCTTTTTCTGGTTTAATACAGTTATTAACTTTATCACTAATACCGATAAAATTATATGAATCATCTAGAGAATACACGCATATTTTTAGTAAACTATTGCTCATTATAATTTATTTGTGGAAATATATTATAAAATTCCAAAAGATATACATTCTTTTCTAATATATTCGTAAATGTCTTTTAATTTAACTGTATATGGAACTTCAATTAAAATTATATTATTATCAATGCAAATTCGCCTTTTCATATCATCTCTATATTTTTGGTTTAAAAATGCTTCATAATTTTTATGAAAATATGGTATATATTTGTAATGCTGAATTCCATTATATTCTACCGCTAATCTTAAATCTTCATCATAACAATCCAGCTCAAGATTAAAATTTCCCCCAGTTACAGGATTTTGTAAAAAATTAGGGCGTTGAGAATAAAACGGTCTGTTAAATAGTAGTTGTAATGATTTTCTACATTCATCTTCTCCTTTGCTTGCAGACTTTGGTTGTTTAAAATAATGTTGCTGGACATTGTTATTAAAAAATGTATCATATGAATATGAACCTGTAAATCCCATTAATTTATTATAAACTGCACCACAAAATATAAATATTAAAATAACTATAGCAAAAATTGCATAATAACTAAACCCAAACATTTTTTAATAATAAAAATAAATTAATTTTGATAGTTAATTATTTTTAATTAGAAAATGGGTAATAAAATTACAAGTTATATATTAAGTCAAGAGACGAACTTAAGACCTTTACATAAATTAACAGGTAATTATACTTGTAAAGTAGTAGATGTGTACGATGGAGATACTGTTACAATAACTATTTTGAATAACTGTGCAATTCAAAAATACAAGTTAAGAATGTATGGATATGATTCACCAGAAATGAAACCTAAGAAAACATTAGAAAACAGAGAATTAGAAATTGAAAAGGCAAAAGCTGCAAAAGAGTTTCTATATAACTTAGTATATAATAAAATTTGCATTGTACAATTAAAAGGTTTTGATAAATATGGCAGATTATTAGGGACATTAATAAGTAATAACTTAAATATTAACAAACATATGATTGACAATGGTCACGGTTATGAATATTTTGGAGGTACAAAAATAGCTAGTTAATATAACCATATTTACGCAGACTATTTTTGTAGTGATTAATTACCATTCTTTCTAATTTTTCTTCAAATTTTAAATCCAAAAACATTTTCATAAAATTATTAGCATTTTGAACTATTTCTTTACATTTATCTTGGTTTGCCTCACACCATACAATTTTATCAAACAGATCTGTAAATTCCGAGTTTAGGGGTACATAATGAACCCAAGGTTTTAATTCGCATTCAAGTAACCAGCTTGTGTATTCAGGCTTGTTCATTAAAACAAGTGAATTTGAATTTAATTTCCAGTTTAACCCGCTATCTTTATCATTTCCATGAACTGATAAAATATATTTGTGTTCTAAAAATTTTTCAGGTTTAACTTTTTTTGTCAACCATTTATTATCAATATATTGTCTTTTTTCATTAGGTATATCTAATGAATTTGTTAATCCTATATCAATTAAAGATGATTTTCCAAAATTATTTAATAATAATTTATACCTAGAACCAGGTCTGTGTATTTTTCCAGTAAATGCTCCTCTCCAAAATAGTTTACCTTGTTTTTCCTCCCATGAAATATCCTCGGGTTTATTATAATATAAGTACCAATGTCTTTTAAAATATTCAGAATTAATACCTGGTATTATGTATCCATTTGTTGATCTATAACCTCTATTTTTAAAAATAAAGTATGGTTTGTCGGGATAAATATTACTATTGTCTGATCCTTTTGTAGTGAAAATACAATCAGTGCCTACCAAATCTAACATATTTTTTTGGTACTTAGTAATAACATCGGTTTTTTTAACTAATAAATCATCATTAATATTGGCAGAATCAAAATCAGATATATATTTTTTAAACCTCCAAGTCATTTCTTTGTAAGATTCTTGTTTTCTCTGATTACTCAACAATAAATGTTCTGTCTTTTGATTTGCCATCATTTATTATTAGTTAATATTTTTTTTGCACATTGGGCAGCTATTTTGCCTTGTAAACCAAGTATCTAAGCAAGACTTATGGTATATATGGCCACAAGTTAATTTATAAACTTCGTTTGAATCTTCAAAATTTTGCAAACAAATTACACATTCGCTTTGTGATTCTAAGTTATTCTCTACATCTGAATATTTTTTAGGCTCAATGTTAATACTGGTATTGTGATTATTTTCTTCTGAAATTTCACTGTTAACTATAGCTGCAATTTCTGATAGTAAAGTTAAAAGAGAGTCATTCATTTCATTTTCTAAATTTCCCTCAATTTGAACCATATCATCTCTTAAATTTAGGATAAACTGTCTGTCTAAATAATTATGTTCAATTATTATTTCTAAAGGTATATTTTCTTGGTTCATTTATATTTTAGAAATATAAATTATAACTATAAGTTATTAATAAGAAGGTTTGTGATTCCATCCTAACATTTCAAAAAGTGTTTTACATACTTCATCATGAAAGAATTTTCTATCAACAGTTTTCAATATGACAAACTCAGACTTGTCGCATTTATGTTTATGTCTTTGCAATAGTTGATACAAAACATATTGAGTGTTTATAAAGTTCTTTCTATTAATACCTTTATATATTACATCATATAAGGCCGTTAATGCATCAAAATCATCCATTAATTGGTCTTCTAAATGGGATATATCATCAGGTTTAATTTTTGTAAAATTATAATGTATTAAATGAACATTTTCATAATGATTTGCATACCCAAGTTCTTTTAAAAATAACAAAATTTGATTTTTGGTAATGTTTTGGTAAATATTTTTGGAATTTTTATCTAATAAGTGATGTCTTTCAAATTCTTGTTTTAAATCATCGTATACTTTTTGAGGTATTGTACTATTCTGCTTACCTTGGTATTGTTTTATACAGTCTCTAAAATGTATACGTCTGTCGTACATATATTTAGTAGATATATTTACTCTATCTATATCATTGTATGAAGAAGTATGTGATAATATATTTTGCTGGGAAAAACACTCTTTGCAAACATAAACAGTTCCGTCATAAATATCAAAATTAGTTTTGTTTGGGCAATTATTACAAGCTATGGTATTTTTCTTGGATTTTGATTCAAAATTCTTGTTTTTAATATTCATATATTTATCACTAATTTCTAAATACTCTTTAATTATTTCTTCCTTTTCTCCGTTGTTAGTTTTTGGTTTTCCTACAAAACTCACAACAATTGGTTCGTTTAATTTCTTTTTGTATTTTTCAAGTAATGGCAAAGTATTTGCAATATAAAAATTGTATTCATTTTTATCTGTAAATTTAACAATCTGATCTTCGCATTTTTCAATAGCTTTTTTAATATTATTTCTAACTTTTATAGAAAGATTTTCATTTTTCAAAGCATTTTTTAAATCACAAAGGTTTTCTTTGACAATAGGTAATTTTTTATACTCGTTTTCAAAGAATTCTTTAATTTCTGCGTCAATAGCTAATATATCAACGCTTGTCATATGTGATATTATCTAAAAATTCTTTAAACCTAAAACCATAAAATTTTTTTTTTAATTTAAAAAATATTGTTTTATAAAAAAAAACAATGCCTGCTTCACTATGTACATCTAATGTAACTTCGGGCTTTATCGATCTTGCCACATTCGACGAGCTTGAGAAATATATGTATGGCGGCCCTGATGCTACTGCTTACTTTGTTCGTGAAACAAGAAAATCAACTTGGTTCACACAAGTTCCTGTAGTTTTAACTAGAGCATCTGGCTCGCCTGCTTTTGCCCAAGAATGGGCTGTCAGTATTTCACGCGCTGGTGATTATTTACTAAACACCTGGCTACGCCTACAAACTCCCCAAGTTACTTTACTTGAAAACAATCAATTCGGGATTAATGGTTTCCTCCGCTGGACAAGAAATTTCATGCACAACATTATTTCGGAATGTTGCATTACTTTCAATGATTTAGTAGCTGCTAGATTTGATAACTACCACCTTGACTTCTGGGCGGCCTTCACCGTCCCAGCTGGCAAGAGAAATGGTTACAACAATATGGTTGGTAACTTTGCTGGTATGACTTCGCCACAAAAAACTATTCCTTCTTACACTCTTAATCTTCCACTTCCTTTCTTCTACACTCGTGATTCTGGTGTAGCTCTTCCAACTGCTGCTCTTCCATACAATGAAATGCGTATTAATTTCACATTCCGTGACTGGAGCCAACTTCTTATTTTAAGTAATGCGGCTACTGATCCCCAAGAACCTGATTGCGGTAACATTGTTGTTGGTCAAGATATTGCCACCGCTCCTGTTCTAGGCAACACTCAAGTATGGGCCACCTATGCTATTGTCTCGAATGATGAGCGTAAGCGTATGGCCTGTGCTCCTCGTGATATTCTTATTGAACAAGTTCAAACTGCACCTCGCCAAACATTCTCGCCAGCAACCAACCCTCAACCCACATACGACATCCGCTTCTCGCACGCCGTCAAAGTTCTATTCTTTGCCGTTCGTAACCGCACCTGCCCAGCTGAATGGTCGAATTACCTAACTCTCTCGCCAGTTGTAAGCGGTCTCGGTGTTATTGACTTCAGCCCACCAGGTTCGGCTGACCCAATTGCATCGACTTCGCTTGTTTACGAAAACACAGCTCGTCTATCGGAAATGGGTTCGGATTACTTCTCGCTTGTTAACCCGTACTACACTGCTCAGTTCATTCCTCTTGAAACTGGCTACCACCAATACAGTTACTCGCTTGATTACTACGCACTTGACCCAATGGGTTCTACCAATTACGGTAAATTAACCAATGTTTCGATCAGCCCAGAAGCTTCGGCTGCTGCTATTGCAGCTGCGTCGGATCTCCTCCGTCCACAAACCTACGAATTCGTTGTTACCGCTGTCAACAACAATATTGTTCGCATCAGTGGCGGTGCACTTGGTTTCCCAGTTTTATAGGCAAATCCAGCTCGAATTATCTTATTCACAAATCACCCCTATTTTGTTCTTTTTTTTCAAAAATCTTATCTTTTTATCAAAAAATAAAAAGATAACAGTTTACAAAACTATGAATAACCCAGATTTGAATATTCTAGACCAAATATCAAACTACAATTTTAATAAATTGTACAACTAGTAATTTACGTGAATTAGCAGATGATATTGGTACATTCAGTGCTCGTATAGCTTCTGCACAAGAAAAAGAGTCTAGGTAATTTAATAATGAATTTAGAATCACAAAAACAAAAGTTAAGTCTTGAATTTGATGCATATATTGAGAGACTTGGTAAATTTTCTGGAAGATGTCTTAAACGAATTGAATTAATTAGTTCTGAAGAACAAGAAAACGCTTAATATAATTATATTAAATAATAGTCTATTTACAATAATTTTTCGATTTCATCCTTCAAATCTTCCAAATTTGGAGGAGTTAGCAATGAATAATCTATTTTCTTAGAATCATCGCCATATGTTCGTGGTTGCAACGGATTGACTCTAATAGGACAAGGCCAGTGTGATGTTGTCCTACGGTCTTGATAATATTTAATT